ATCTTTTTCAAACAATTGATTTTTAGTTTCTAATCTATTGAGTCTTTCAATCACTCCGAAGGCAAACCACGCGCCAACAATTATGGCTGCGATCAAACCTATTAAGTTCCTTAACGGAAGACCGATACTTGTGTTCTCGTTGATTTTTATTGACATGATAGACACTCATCAGAATTAGAATCTAATTCTGCCAGTGCCTCTTCTTTACAGTCTTGACTACAGAATAAATCCAATTCATCTTTTGTTTGGAATTCTTTTTCACATTGTTTACATTTTTTCATCGTATTGGTCCTCCAAATATTGCTAATAGGCACATTAATATAATTAATATTGCTGTAAATCTGTAATCCATACTAACAATCTCCATATTAATCTTTTGTTTTTTCTATCTCGTAAAACATTTTGTCAGAATCTTCTGTAACCCAGTCCGAAGTTTCAACATCCCAGACTGTGTTTTGTACTTTATAGTCAGGCCAGCTGTTATCAGTAGTGTATGAATTAACATGCCACAAAATGCGATTATTAGGCTGAGCTGCAAAGTTGCCGTTAGCAAGAGCCAATATATGTGCACACTTGTGCTCTTGAGGTATTTCAGAATGTTCTGTATTGAGTATATTAGTCTCTGGATGCGCCCAGTCAACCGTAAAAAGATACTCTCCATGATAAAATTTTTTATCTTTTCCTAGATATTTGCCGTCTATACCAGCCAACCAATCAAAGCAATGCACGCTAGGCCAATAACTAAAACAATTCCACAGTTCGAGTTCGTGCGCCTGCATATCCGGCACATCGGCTCGGTCATACGATTTTTGGAAAAACGCTGAGATAGGCAAACGCCAATAGCACGCACCATTGGGTAGCATGATATTAAATAAGAGCGCCCTTCCTGATATAGAGCTAAGACCAAAGATAACGCAGTCACTAGACTCTCCCTGATGTTCTTTAAGATCATATAGATACTCCTTCCTTATTTTGCAGTAGATGGGTGGTATATTCGCATTTAAATAAGACATAGATCATTTGATTGTACCCCAGTTAGGACCAGATTCATAGTCGACTTTGTTTTTTATACTAAAGTCAGGTATCGTTTCCTCCATTGTTTTCTTAATAAACTCTGCCTCTTCCTCAGATTTAACAGATATACACAACTCATCATGAATTTGTATGTGAGGTACTATACCATTTTCATATAAATCTACCATAGCTTTTTTTGTCATATCAGCTGCAGATCCTTGAATTAATCTATTTAAAGCTTTGTAAGTAAATGCAGGTGTATAATGATGTTCAAAGTTATTCATGTAATCAGGATCTATTTTATTTTCTTTATATTTCTCTAACATTTCAGCTTTAAAAGCTTGTCTAGCTTCTTCTTCAGTATATAGTTTAACTTCTTTATATCTATTTCTTGTAGAATCCCATTCTCTATCTAGAGTTTCCCATTTATTAAATCTGCAAAATCGATCATACAATGTAAATAATAATTTATTATCTTTTGCAAAATCAATTAAACCTTGAGATAACATTCTAACAAAAGGTACTTTATTATGGTACTCATCAAATAATTTTTTAGCTTGCATTCTATCTAAACCAAGTTCTGCCTGTAATTTTAATTTACCCATACCATAGAAAAGTCCTAAGTTAATTGTCTTTGCTTGTGTTCTAGAAATTTTTGCCATGTCAGCAACAATCTGATGAAAGTCTGCATCATTTTTATTAAACTCTTCTTCCAGGTCTTCTGTTTTTGGTAAACCTAACTTGACAGCGTAGTGTACTACGATCCGTGGTTCTTGTTGCGAGTAGTCAAAACTACCCCACTTCATACCTTCTTCAGGCAAAAACATTTCTCTCATCTTCTTACCAATATAACCTTTAGATGGTATTTGTTGTAAATTAGGGTTTGACATAGAAAATCTTCCAGTAACAGTTCCTCCCTGGTCAGATCTAATTTGATTTACATCTGCATGTATTCTACCTTCATAAACATAACTTAATAGTCCTGTAATAAAGGTATTAATTGCTTTGTCATATTCTCTAGCTTTAGCAATCATTCTTAAACATTTATTTTTATGTGTTTTTAAATAATCTTTAGGAAGTTGTGGCATTCCAGACTTTGGAGTTTTTTTATAGTCTGTAATATTTTGTTGATCTAATAAATTTTTAATAGAAGATGCTGCCCAAATATCAATCTTGATACCTGTTTGATTTTCAATTGCTCGTAATATTTGAGTTTTTCTTTTTGTTAGGTGAGCACCAAATTTTTTAATTTTAGGAACATCAATTTTAACGCCTTTAAATTTCATGTCAACTAAACAACGAAATAATTTTGTTTCTAATTCAAATATTTTTCTACAAGTTTTTTCTTCAACCTTGCCATCATCATGTGTTTTAGTATATAATACTTCGTCAAGTTTTTTATCAAAAAGATTCCATAACTTTAAAGTTAAATCTACGTCTTGTTTAGCATAATCTTTTGCAAGTGATCCTGGTATTCTATGCATGTTAGACATCGGGTCCTTAATCATACCTTTAGACCATTCTAAAACTTTTTCTTGTAAGTCATATTTATATTTAGCTTCATTCAAATAATCTTTTGATAAAGAATCTAATGAATACTTAAATCTAGTTTCATCAATTACAGATGCTGCAATCATGGTATCAACTAATCTACCCTGTAACATCTTACCTGTGGTTGCTCTTAACCAACAAACGTCGTATATTGCATTGTGAAAAACTTTAGTAATATCAGGGTTTTGCAACAATTTATTATTTAGTTGGTCCCAAAATTCTTTTAGCTCTTCTTCTGATTTATTATCATCACTATGTTTTAGTGAAAAATAAACTGTATCTTTACCAGTAGCTACAGCAACGCCTGTTATAAAACCATCTTTTCTTATAGCTCCTAAACCTTTTGTTTTAAGATTAGGGTCATAGGTTTCTATATCGATTGCTACAGTATCTATACCTTCTAGATCTAGATCTTCTGGATGTTTACACATTGTAGTCCCTCTCTAATATCATCTCTAAATAATGAATTGCTTTCTTAATATCTTCTTCTTTACCTTTGTTTGAGTGTCTACATATATACTTTATAGCGTTGCCCTCCGCAAACAAAAGTTTGTTTTCATTTATAAAATGCGCAGGTTGAATTTTCATAGACTTATAATGTTTCCCGCCTACCTGCTTTTCTAATGAATCATACGCTACTTCTTTAAACATTCCTTTATGTGTCATCTTCTTCCTCCTAGTGTATATTTACCTTGTGATGCTATAGTCCAGCAATCTATTCTTCCTCGACTATAGGCTACATACTTTAGTCTTAATTGAGTAAAGTAGTCTTCTCTTCTTGTTGCAGTTTGATCAACTATAACATTATCAAACGTCATACCTTTTACAGTATGTATGTTTCCATATTTAACTCTGATGTCTCCATCAAAATCAAAACCTTTTCTTAAGATTTTCTTTATGTAAACAATTCTATCTTTATCTGTTTTAGTTCTAACTTCTGCAAAATCAGTTTCTTGTGTTGGTTTTAAATAACCTTTACTAATTAAAGTATCTATTGTGTAGTCTTGATTAATCCAATCTTCAAAAGTTTCTTGTCCTTTACCTCTAACAACTACTTTACTTCCTATGTAACTCCAGAAATCTTTTATTTGTCTTAGTGATACCGGTTTTCCTTTTACAAACTCTGGCCATACTTTATGACATCTTAATTCTTTCTTTGGCACGTGGGCCGTGTTCCCTACATGAGCAAACTCGATTCCATGATATTTAAAAAATTCCTTGACCCAACTATCAGAAGGATTGCCTCTATAAGTAAATAAAAATGTTTCTTTAGTATTTTCTATTTTATCTAAAAGTTTTTCCATAGAAGAACAATTAGTTTTTAAACTTGGTAAATAATAATGACTACCTACTATTCCTTTTGCAGGTTTCCATATACGATCATAACCGTAATGATTCCAGATAGGTTTAATTATATCCTTACATAAAGAATTTATAGTTTGACCACATCTATAACCTTCTTCTAATTGTTCTGCATCTTTAGATAATCTATGATAGTAATCTGCATTAGCTCCTGCAAATTCAAATATAGTTTGATCTGCATCGCCAACCATGTAGTATTCTTTAGTGTTGGTTGACATCTTTTCTAAAGCTTTTGTTTGAGCAACATTACTATCCTGAGCTTCATCTACAATTAAAGCATCTATATCAGGCTCTTTAGCCTTGTCTAAAAACTCTCTAATCATGTCATCATAATCACATACATTATTAGTTTTTTTATAATCTTCATAAATAGGAAGCATTTCTTCAATCATGTTAATTGTATAAGGTTTATAAGAATCTCTATCACATACCTTCCAATACTCTTTTAAATCATCATAACCTCTACCAAATGCATCTTTTAAGTATTTATAAAAGTTATGTTTATCAGGATCAAAACCTTGAACTGATTGAATTTTAAATAAAGTATTAACCATACTTAAATTCTTATGATCTTCACCATCAAATACTTCTTTTCTACCGACCAATCTACTTTTACAAAAAGAATGGATAGTGCATATTTTATATTTCAAAGACTTTTTAGTAAGTCCTTTTTCTTTTATTTCTGGTAATTTTAATACTGCATCTTTTATTTCATCTGCAGCAACATTGGTGTGTGATAAAATAATAATCTTTTCGTGTGAGTATTTTTTTAATAATTCTAAATATTTAGCAGTTAAAAATTTATTTGTTTTACCTGTACCTGGAGGTCCCGATATAAATTTAGGCGTCATAAGTTATTTCCTTTGGTTCTGAAATGTCTTGTGATTCACCTTCAATAATTAAATTCTCTTTTTCTATTTCGTAATTAAATACTCTCCAGGACACACAAGATTTATTGTTTACTTTACCTTTGATTTTTTTAGCTTTTAAAATTCTTTGTACATTCAAAACTAAATCAACTCTTTGCATATTGATTCTTTGTTTATGTAAGTAGTCTTCAAAACTATCTAGATCAAATTCTAATTGTGCTCTTTTCATATTGTAATAAGGGAAACCATAGTTTGCTAATTCTATTTTATTTGTATAAGCTTTTGTTTCTTTAATGTAAGAAGAGAAGTTTTTCTTAAATACTAAATCTTCGTTTGCTTCTTCTACGTAATCTTTTGATATTAGTCTTGATTCAAATTTCAATCTCATAATGTCATCAAACTCTTTATCTTTCATTTCTGGTAACCAAACAGATGCTTTACTAATAATTGCATTATAAAATAATTTTCTATTTCTAAGTGTTGGTCCATCCATATTAACTATTTTCTTTTTTGTTTCTCCATTAAAAGAAGAATGAACTATTACATCAAATCTATTACTTCCATACTCTATAATATCTCCAATGTATTCTTGAGCTAAACCATTTGTGCTTTCATTAATACCAATCCATGTAAATAATTCTGCAATAGATCTTTGTTCACATCCAACTAATTCTGCAAGTTTAGGAATACCATATTTATGATTTGCTTTTTTAACTGTAGTTCCTTTTTTATTTCTTAAATTTTGCTCATCATCATTTGCTGCAACAGCAATGTTATAAATAAATTCGTTTATTTCTTCTTCTGTCCATTTAGTATGTTTAACTAATACACCTGCAATAGCAGTACAATAAGGGTCTCTAGATCCTGTGCCTGGATATAAAATACATAAAGCAGTTGATAACGCAATCTTACCTAAATCTAATTTCAAATCACCAGGATACTTTTTAAAACCTTCGTATGCTTCCCATTCAACAATTTCATTTGCTTTACTGTGTTGTGATTCTGGTACTATTGTATAATGTTTTGCATCACTTCTTATTTCGCAAAGTGTATTTCCATGAGGAAACTTTTCACAATAACTACTTAATTCTTTTGGTAATATAAACTGTTTAAATTTTAAACTATCATTCCAAACATAATGACTTGTTGGATTACTATATCTACCAAAGACACAATCTTTATTTTTTAAATATGAATCTGTAAATCTTCTGACAATTGGATTGTCTATATCAAAATCTGTATCTTGATCTAATCTTAATGCTATCTCGCAGTGTTCGTATTTCTGTTTCCATTCTTCTTTCGTTATCTTAAAATCCGGACTAGACCAGTCCTTGACTTCTGGTGTCCCTTTTAAACAAGGGATGATCACCCTGCCAAGATCTATCCAATCTTCATACGAAACAGGTTTTTTAATTATCTCATCATTCATAAATTATTAGTGGGCAGATCCACTCTCGCTTAGCCGCCCACTCCCGCAGGATTCTATAAATTCAAAGATTTTTTAGTTTCTTCTTGAGTTTCCGGCTTAGCTTCTACCTCACCTTTACCTACTCTTTCAGCAAAGTTTTTGGCAATGTCATAGACTCCTCTGTCCGACACTGGTCCAACTTTACTTACGTCCCATCCAAACCATGTGCCTTTGTCATTTGACATTTGCACAGTCTTTAGTTTGTAAATGTGGCTATATGTAGGCGGTGTAAATAAACCGTTCTTGCCTTGCATTTTGATACCCATCATCATTGAGTTCCATTTTCTACTAACTTTTAATTGAGTAGATTTCATAGAAATCAATGCAGTTGAAGGGTTATCTCCTAAGTGGATTACAAAGTGATTAGCCGTATTTTCTAAATAATTACCATTTGGTAATCTATCTTTGTACGACTTATCCCTAGTTGTTTGACTAATAATATCGCTATCAGCTTCGTGAATAGCAACAGGAGCACCTGTACTAGCACCTCTATCAGCCCATTCGATATACTGTCTTTTATAAAACACAGGTAATACTTCGATACCTTCTTCACCATTAAATAATTCACCTGATACAGAGTTTAATATCATCCCTGCTTCAGCACCTTTAATGTATTTAGAGTGTGTTTTATTTATCTCTGGAGATAATTGTCCCAAAACTTTTAGGAAAGGTAACGCAAGATCGTCTTGCGCAATGTTTTGAGCACCTTGATTTGCATCAGCTTCAAACATATTGACTGCTAATGCTCCTTCTTTTTTTGTTGTTACTTGGTTCATGTTACTTGTTCCTTTTTATAGTTGTTTTATTCTCAGTGAATACACTGAAAATTTCCGTTGGCATTTCTTTACCTGCCTCAATACGCTCACGGACTAGCGCTTTCAGAGTCATGGGCTCTACCTTCATCTTTTGTGTCGGTTGAAGCCCTTGACTCCTCGCAAGTTCAGCATATTCTGCTGCCTTGTTATCTTCGTTACGACCAAATGATACATTAATTTCATTCTTAATAATATCACCTAAACCGTTTTCACGAAGCCAGTTAAACGCCATCTCTTTATTTGCTTCTGTAATTGAAGCTTTGTATGACGTAGAAACTTTAAGATGAGAACCATCTTGAAGTTTTAATTCTGATAAACCCATTTCAGACATCATGGTAGGAATAACCTCTCCTGATAATCTGTCAATTTCTTTTTTTGTATCTTTTATAATTTGTTCTTGAGCTTCTAATCTTACATTAAGATCTTCTAACTTTTCTACTTGATCCGCAAGGGATTGTATGTTGTCAGTTTTTTTCAAACTGTTTTGTTTGTCTTGTTCAAAATCAATCATTTATTTTTCCTTTCTCGTATAAATTTATTTCTATAGGATAATATTTTCTTTCTTGTTTATCCCATTTGATTAATTTGTATCTACCATTTGTAATATCAGAAACAATTGAACATGCAACTCCAATAATTGCAGGATCACCAACTAATAATAAAGAATCGTTAGGTGTATAATTTTTTAATAAACTTCTTAATTTATAAATTAATGGACCGGGAGACCACATAATTTGTGATAGCTCTGGTAACAAAAATTTTATTTCACCATATTCAGCTGCACCTACAATATTAATTTTAGGGTTGCCATATCTTGTCCCTGCAATTTCTTGAAGGACATATACAGTTGGTTTTTTATTACTTTCTGACATTGACAAACTATATAAACCTATTTATATATAAGTCAATAGAAAGAAGAAAATAAATTATGAACTATAAATTTAAAACTAAACCATACGAGCATCAATTAACTGCTCTAGAAAAGTCTTGGAATAAAGAATCGTTTGCATTTTTTATGGAAATGGGAACAGGTAAAACAAAAGTATTAATAGACAATATGTCTATGTTGTATGACAAAGGTAAAATAAATGG